CGGCACCATCATTTCCAGCCCCTTGCCTTCATGATCTTGTCGATCGCATTGCGGGTTTCGTCGATCATCACCTGCGCCGCCTGCGGGCCGCGGGCCTCCGCCGCTGGCGTGAGGAAGGGCCGCGCGCGCATCTTCTTCGTGCCAAATTCGAGGAACCGCCAGTAATGGGCCCAGCCGCTTTGCTCGTAGAGCTTCCCGACCCGGCCCTGCCGGCGGTTGCGCTTGGTGTTGGCGTACTTGATCTTTTTGCCGGTGCGCACGCCTACGGTGAAATACTCGCCGCCGGCGCCAACGCCCGCCTTACGCCGGTCCTTCGCGGCGGCTCGGCGCACGACGATCTGCTGTGCCAGGAAGCCACTGGCGCGCGGCGCACGGCGCCGGGCTTCGTCCCTGATCAGGTTGCCGCCCTTGCGCATGCCGGTCTGGAGTGGCTTGCCCTGCAGCTCCTTGGGCAACTGTCGAAGGGACTGCAACAGTCCGTCGAGCCCATCCACGCGGACGGACTCAGCCACGGGGGATGACCTCGACGCGGCCGCGCCGCTTGTAGGTTCTCGCCATCTCGCGGCGAGGACATACCCGGATCGGGTGGTGGTACACGCGAACAATGCCGCGCGTAGGGTCTGCGGACATGACCCGCTTGATCACCACGCCGTCGAGGTACACGTCACGCGGGCCTCGGCCGTCGTGCCAGGTGTGGATATGGTCAGACATTCTCCCTCCCATGAACGCACCGCAGGCGGATCTCCCGCATGCCCGTGGCGTCCAGTTCCATGCTCTGGATGGCGAACTCGGGCCGCTTCCCGTTCGGTTCGCTTTCCCAGATCACCCGCATCTGGGTGTCGATTCCCGGAAGCCAGCGCAGGTTGATGCGGGCATCCGTTTCCGCGCGCTCGGCGCCCGCGGCGACGTCTTCCCGGCCAGGCCCTGTAAGAACCTCGGCGGGCACGTTCGCGAAAACGTCGCCCCACTGCTTGGTGGGCATCCCACTCAGCGGGTCAGGGGCGCCATCAACGAGTGCTTGGAGCGTGACCAGGTGCCGATACCGGCCGGCGTCGGTGCCCACGTCATACCCCCAAGCCGCGACGATGCGGCCACAGCAGAGCGTGAGCACCGGTGGGAAGCTGGTGCGTGGCCTCGCCGGTCACGTCCTCCCGGTTGCGGAACAAGTGGCCGGTGATCAGCAGAACCGCTGCACGGATTGCATCGTTCACCACGATGGGTTCGTCGCCGGCAGAGCCACCCAGCACGGCCGCTGCTAGGTCCTCGGCGGTGGGGTATACCCGTCGGTTGAGGAAGTCCTCGGCCGCCTGCTCCGCCGCACCGACGTACAGCTCAAGCTGCGCGTCGTGGTGCGGCATTGCAGCGACCTGGGCACGGGCCTGCTCGATCGTGACCAGGTGCATATCAGTCGGCCTTCAGCGCCGCTTCCAGCACTTCGACGACGGTTTTGCGGTTCTTGCCGGCCTTCTCCGCATCGAGCGCGGACTGCAGCACGGCCTTGTCCTGCAGCCCGGCCAGCGACGCAATGACGTCCGGAGCGTTGCCGCCGACCAGCAGCTCGCCCGGCGTCGGCGTGGTGCTGCCGCTGGTGCTGCCTTCAGCCTTACGGCTGCCGGTGCCGCTGTCGGCTTCCGTGCTGGCGGCCGTGCTGCCCATTTCGGGCGCGCCACCCAAGACCTGCACAAGGCCCTTCTTCTCCAGCTCTTCGGCCTGCCGTTGGCTTCCCACCGTGAACCGGTCGCCCACCTTGTGGGAGCCATGATGGTCAAAGCTGGCAATCGCTTGTACTTCGTACATGTCCTGTCTCCAGATAAAGGAGAGGGCGGCCAGGCCGCCCTCTCGTTGGACCTTGACGCCGCCTTACGGCGTATCGAGGTCGGTCATGGTGCCCTTCACGAAGGCTTCCGGGCGGTAGACCGTCAGCGCCAGGCGCTCTTCCATCAGGATCTTCACCATGTTCTTGACGAAGTCGCGGTCGTCCTGGGTGGCCACCATGACATTGACGTCCTCGCGATCATGCAGCTCGGCCGCGATGCCGCCGCCGAACGCACCCACCAGGAACTCGCCGCCACCCATCGACTGGGTCGGCACCACGTTGCGGCCCCACAGCGCCGGCGTGGTGATGCCGCGCGGGTTGGCGAACAGGTAGGCGTTGTCGTCAGTCTTCTGCAGCTCGATGGCCGCCCAGTCCAGCGGGCTGATGACGATGCCGTCGGCCCACGCTTCGGCCAGCTCGACCTGCAGGAGCGCCAGCCGCAGGCGGTCGATGCGGGTTTCGTTCTGGACGGTGACGCCCGGGTTGGCGTACGCGCGGGCCTGGGTGTACAGGCCGTCAATATTCAGGCCGACACCGGAGCCCTTGAGCAGCTGGGTTTCTTCCTTGAGCTTCAGGCCGTAGCGCAGGCGGCCGTCGATGTAGCCGCGGAGCGTCGGGATATCGGCCAGCACCTGGCGAGAGGCGTGGATCCAGTGGGCAATGGTGGTCACCGCCGCCTGGTCAGCTTCGAACGTCAGGTTCGATTCGGGCTTCAGGCCGGTCGGGTTTTCTGCCACCACGTCCGCGTTGTTGGTGTAGCCGGTCTCGCGCACGTACTGGATGGCGTTGGAGCTGGTCGGCACCACGTTCAGCAGGTCACGGATGGTCAGGCGGCGCAGGCCCGGGGCGATGATGCCTTCCCGGCGCTGCGGCACGATCAGGTCACCGGCCGACACGCCGTCGCTGGTGACGACTGCCTTGACATCCATGTTGAACTTGCTACCGCCGCCGCTGGCGGCACGGGCGGCCCACGCCTGGAAGTCCTCGTTGGAGGCCAGCTGCTCGCCCATGGACTGCGGCGCGGCGTGCTGGCCGCCGCCCTGCTCCAGCTTGGCCACCAGCTGCTCGGCCGACTGCAGACGCGCCTGCAGGGCGCCCTGCTCGGTCAGCAGCTTGTCGACGTTGGCCCGGGTTTCATCGGTGAGCCTGGCGTGCGCCTTGATTTCCTTCTCGGCGGTCTCGGCCTGCGACTTGATCTGGTCACTGATCTTTTCCAGCTCTGCCTTGATGGCGTCGGGCAGCGCCGCCGCCATCACCGGCGCCATGAGCGCACCTTCGGGGCTGGTGAACAGGGTGGACAGCAGGTGGGTGCCGGCGACCGCGTCTGCGGAAATGACCAGCAGCGCCAGCGTGGTGACCACGGCGGCCAGGATGTACTTGTTCTTCATGGGTTTACCTCAGCGGTTGGGAATGGAAAACGACTTGAGCGCGGCCAGGTAGTCGGCCTCGGTTGGTGCGACGGCAGGGGTTTCCTGGCCGTGATCGGTGGGATCGCCCGCACCGCCGCCAGCGGGATCGCCCGCGCTGGACTTGAGCTCACTGATCAGCTGCATGGCTTCGGACTTCGGCATGCCGGACGCGCGCAGTGCCGATTCGATCCGCCGCACCGCAGAAGCGCTGGTCTTGCCGGCACCGCGTTCAACCTGGTCGGTAGGCAGCAGCTCGTCGGCGAAGCCGCCCTCAATCGCGTCGCTACCTGCGATCCAGGTCTCGGCGTCCATCAGCTTCGCCATCGCCTTCTGGTCCTGGCCGGTACGCGCTGCGTAGATGTCGGCCATGGCCCGGTCGAAGGGCTCCAGCGTCTCGGCGTATTCGCGCAGGTCATTGCGGTTGCCGGCGGCGACCACCCATGCGTTGTGGATCATCAGGAAGCCAGCCCGGGCGATCTGCACGGTATCGCCGGCCATCGCGATCACCGAGGCCGCCGACGCCGCAAGGCCAAGCACCTTGACGGTTACCTCGCCGTCGTGCTCGCGCAGCAGGTTGTAGATGGCCAGGCCCTCGAACATGTCCCCGCCTGGGCTGTTGATGTTCACGATGACCGGGCCCTTACCGAGGCTGCGCAGTGCGCCGGCGATCCGCTTGGCGGTGACGCCCTCACCCGTCCAGTAGTCCTGGCCGATCACGTCGTACACGCTGATCGAGCGATCAGCATCATCATTTGCGGCGGCGCGCACGCCCGGGTTCCAGCGGTCCAGCGCACGGGGCTGGATCTGGCTGCTAACACCCGCGCACACCCTGCCCTCCGGTGCACCCGGCAGTTTCTTGATCGTCATGCGGTCAGTCCTTCTGTGGCTCGTCTTGGAATCCCAGGAACGCGCGCATCGCGGCCCGGGCCTGGTTGGACTCGGACGCCTGCCCGAGGCTATCCAGCGTGGTCATGGCGCTCTGCACGGTCAGTACCGCAGCATTGCCGCCCATTGGCTCGCGATCCTCGAGCTCACGCACTTCGTCGCGCGTCAGCACGCCGTTGTTGACCATGGCGGTGTAGAACGCTGCGCGACCGGCGCTATCGGCCCGCAAAAGCCCTTCCACCGAGAACTTCGGGTAGAAGCGCGCCCGGTCTGCGGGCGTCATCAGATCCTTCGCGATTGCCTGCTCGATACGCTTGAGCCAAGGCGCCAGCGTGAAGGTCAGGAACCCGATCATCTGCTGCTCGATGCCGGTGCCCCAGCTGCTGGACTTCTCGGTGTGCCCGACCATCCACGGCGGCACGCGGAACCAGCGGCAGACTTCCTCTACGCTGAAGCCACGCGATTCCAGCAGCTGCGAGTCGGCCGGATTAATCCCGATGGTCCCGACGTCGGTGCCGCCCTCCAGCAGCGGCGTTTCGCCGCGCTCGACGGAGCCCAGGACGTTCTGTCGAAATTCGTCACGCTGATTGGGCTTCAGGAAGGCCGCGATCTTGTAGTAGACGGTCTGCAGCATGCCGTTGCTGAAGGTCCGGGCCGCCGCCCGGTCAGCAGCGATGGCACCGCCGAACACGTGCGCGCCGTACGCGATCACCGAAACGCCCGTTCTTCCGTCCAGGGTGAAGCCCGGGATCTCCCAGATCCGCTCGCGTGGAATAATCCGCTGCCGGCCGTCCTCGCCGGTGTAGCGCCACTCCTTCTTGCCATCGGACCCGCGAGAGACCAACAGGCGATCTGGATTGAGGAACTGCAGGCCAACCACCCGGCCGCCAATCATCAGTTTCTCGGCGCGCCCGGCGCCCCGCAGCAGCATCGCAGCGACCGTGGCCTCCCAGTAGACGGACGCGGCCGAGTCGGCATTGGGCTGGTCGCGGATCACGAAGTGCAGAGGATGCTGCGGAGCCGGCCGCTTTCCGCTCGCGGAGCGCTCGTACATCCCCAGCGGCAACGTAGCTATCGTCTCGGAGATCAGGCGGACGCAAGCCCATACGGCAGAGACCTGCATCGCGGTCGCAGGCGTCACCGTCACCCCTGCAGGCCCGCGCGCACCGGTGACGGCCGACCAGCCTGCCTCATCGGTAAGCGCCAGAGGGATCCCGAGCCACGCCCGGACAGCGCTCGCGACACGACCCGGTTGTTTCAACACCACCGCCGTCATGCTTGGCTCCTGATCGGGGCGGACAGGAAACCATCCATGTCGCCCTCGCCCTCGCCGGTCGGCAATGACAGGCCGAT